AGTTCCAACGCTGCATGATGGACGGACAGATCGGACGCCACCTTGGTGCCACTGGCGATGGGGTAGCATGGAACGACCCCGCCATCGACGCCCAGGAGATGGAGGAGATGATGGCAGACCTCTGACCTCTTCCCCCCTTTCCTTTCAAACCACAAACCAACATCCTACCATGACCCGCGACCTCGCTACCTCCCTCCTGAACCGTGCCGCTGACGGTGCCCAACTCCTGGCGATCCTGGAAACGATCGCCGCCGATTCCGACCAGGGAAACGCTGCCGAAATCAGCACCCCCACCGCTGACCCCATCGCCTTCTGATCTGCTACAATATTCAAGAACACGCAACCGATTCCGATGCCTGCCACCACCACCATCAACGGCGTTCAATTCAAGATCACCCGCCTGCCCATCGCCCATGGCACTGCCGCCAATCGTTGGGCAGATCGCATCAAAGGTGGATCCTCCCGCGTTCGCACTCACGGCGGTGCTGCTGGATCCCGTGGCACTTCCATGAGCACCAAGGCATCGGCACTGGCAGATGTGCGCTGAGGGCATTCGTTCGTGGACAGCAGTGGGGGGCGTTGTGCCCCCTTTTTTTATGGGGCGCGTTCTTGTATATTAAAAACGTATAGGATCCCCTAAGCTATAAAGTGTTACGATCGCCAGCTATTTCTAAAACCACAAAGAATTACCGAGGGGGTCTAAAAAATTTTTCGCTATATAAAAGACAGAAAAAGGTTTTATATACTGAGAGATGAGAAAAAATTCCGGAGGTAGTTCCAAGTTCGTACAAGTCGATCCAGTAACGGGGGAGTACTTTTTAATTATCCCTGAGTGGGTCATCAACGAACTCTCATGGTATGAAGACACAGAAATTGGGTTCACTGTTGAGGGTAATGAAGTGCTGCTCAGGGAAAAAGACTGAGAGATTTTCAATAGAAGGCAATTGACAACCCATACATAATACTGTATGATACTGAAGTAACTACGCTCTATTATGGCTAAAGGATTTACTGTAAAAGCAAAGAGTCCCATGCCAACTCGGGAAGAACCCGAGTGGGACTACGAAAAGGCAAAAGAAATGGTAAGGGGCAAGGCAATTGTATTTTGCCTACCAGGAAGAGGAGTTTCTTACACTTACTTGAAGAACTTCGTACAGCTCTGTTTTGATCTCGTACAGGCAGGTGCCAGTATTCAGATTTCACAAGATTATAGTTCCATGGTGAACTTTGCACGTTGTAAGTGCCTTGGTGCTAACGTTCTGCGAGGTCCCGATCAAAAACCTTGGGATGGTAAACTCAAGTATGATTGGCAACTGTGGATTGATAGTGATATTGTTTTCAATAGTGAAAAGTTCTGGCAACTGATTCTGATGGATAAGGACATTGCTTCTGGTTGGTACTGCACTGAAGATGGTCACACTACCTCTGTTGCACATTGGATGGAAGAAGATGACTTCCGTAATAATGGTGGTGTGATGAACCACGAAACTCTGGATAGTATTCAGAAGCGTCGTAAGCCATTCACAGTTGATTATGCTGGTTTTGGGTGGTTACTCATCAAGAATGGAGTGTTTGAACACGATGAAATGAAGTATCCTTGGTTTGCTCCGAAGATGCAAGTCTTTGAATCTGGTGAGGTTCAGGACATGTGTGGAGAGGATGTAAGTTTCTGCCTGGATGCAAAGGAAGCAGGATTTGAGATCTGGTGTGATCCTCGCATTCGCGTTGGTCACGAAAAAACAAGAGTTATTTGATACGATGGCAGACAAATACAATATTCTTTGTAAAGGAAGTAAAATTTATACAAATCTTTCAGAGGAAGAGTATTTCAATGCCATGGAGGATCTTGCCTCTCAGTTTTATGAGCAAGGTTCTCCAAAACCTGAAGAAATTAACACTGAAATTATTGGAGATTAATTATGGCAATGCGTAAAGGTGGCGGTTATGTGCCCGGGAAACCCAAAAAGTCTCGGCAGGGCAACGGGATGAATACTAAGTATGCCGCGTCGTCTCGTAACAAAGCACGTAAACCCTATCGCGGACAAGGTAAAGGTTAAATAACAACAGAATAATAAACTTAACACATGTCTTGTTTAATTACGAACTTACCATCAGTTGAAGTATGGGTTCGTAAAGAGTATCTAACTGATCATCAAAGTGGACATGGTGAATTTGTAAAGGGCGTTTGGGTTTCGACAAAGTCGATTCCTGGACGCGCTTTTTATTTTGAGACTTATTTGCCCGAATACGCGGCAATGTACGATAAATTGCCCATCAGTGCCTTCTTGTCGCGCCCAGAAACACCAGACCCTGATATGAATCTACCAAATCTACAGTTTTGGAACTGTATGGACTATGGTGTAGTAAGTATTAATAAGAAATTCATTGGAAGTATGGATTTTGAGTGCTATACACGCGATCATGGCATTCAAAAAGGCACTTATGTTTGTACAATAGACAATTATCACCGTGATCCAGACATGGTTGACTATGCCACGAGTGAAAATCCTGCTGAACATAAGTCTCATAACCTCATTGAACTGAATAATGGGCAATATGCACTGTATCCAAACAACAGATTACGCATTTTTGATAACAGTTTGACTCCAAAAGAACCAAAAATGCCCGATTTTAAGGTTTCGACTCAATATTATCAAGTTGAAAATGGTTATGAACGTCTTGGGATGGGTGATGAAGACGAATATCACTGGAAAACGGCACAAGAAAGAGAAAATAAATAGTTTTTTGTTAGAAAACTGAATTGGAACACTTTTCTATGGGAAAACACCTCCTTCTTGAGGTGTATGATGTTGACTATGACCTTATAAACAGCATTGAAGACCTCAAAAATGTCATGATTAAAGGCATTGAACGTGCTGATATGACAATTTTGAACGTTTTTTCTCATTGTTTCATCCCACAAGGGTGTACTGTAGTGATTGCACTAGCAGAAAGTCATGTTTCGTGCCATACTTGGCCTGAAAATGGGTGTTTAGCAGTGGATGTGTACACTTGTGGGGCAGGAAACCCAAAATTAATTGCCTTGGAGATACTAAAATACCTTAATTCTGATAATTACTCACTCAGAGAAGTTGCTCGTTAAATAAAATTAAGGAGATAGCAACCTCCTTCATAAAAGTTCTGTTTTATGTCCTAAAACAGTAGCTAAAATGTCTAACTCACCAGTAGATAGAGATCAAGAATACATGTATCAGATGTGGGGAACCGATAGACTCGCATCAGATTATGGTTCAATGAGGGATTTACCATCAAAAAGAGTCATTACAGAGGTTATGCATGATCTTGCACCTAAGCACGATCTTAAAAAGCAAACTGAATTGCATGAAAAGATTCGCAATGATGAGGATTATGATGATTGGTCGTATGGAACTGAACCAATATACGGCAATCCCTGGCATTAAGCATAAATAAAGGCAAGAAAACTCTCGTTCAGATGGCAATTCAAAGGATATCTAGATCATTTAAAGATATTAGTTTATCCTTTGAACCCCATCCGGTAACAAAGGATCTAACGATTCTTAAAAATGAGAACGCAATCAAAAGATCCGTAAGGAATTTAGTGGAGACCATTCCAACTGAAAGGTTTTTTAACTCTCTTTTGGGATCAGAAGTACGTTCAAGTCTATTTGAGTTTGTTGATTTTGGTACTGCTTCTGTTATTCAAAGGCAAATTGAGATTACGTTAGACAACTTTGAACCAAGAATTGAAAATGTACAGGTTGAGGTTAATCCAAGTCCTGATACTAATGAATTCGAAGTCACTGTTATCTTTGATATTGTTGGACAAGAGTTTCCAACCCAGGAGTTCACATTCATATTAGAGGCAACAAGATAAAATGCCTTTCACTAAGTTTTCTAATTTAGACTTTGATCAAATCAGAGAATCTATCAAAGATTATCTCCGTGCTAACTCTACGTTCACGGATTTTGATTTTGAAGGTTCAAACTTCTCAGTCTTAATTGATACGTTAGCATATAATACTTACATTACAGCATTCAACTCGAATATGGTTGTGAATGAATCCTTCTTGGATTCGGCAACTCTTCGTGAAAATGTTGTTTCACTGGCAAGGAACATTGGATATGTTCCACGCTCCAGAACCGCCGCTAAGGCATCTGTTTCTTTCAACGTACAAACTAGTACAACAAGTCCTACACTAACCTTACAGGCGGGTTTAGTGTGCGTAGGAAGTATAAATGACACTTCTTATGTATTTTCAATCCCAGAAAATATAACAACAACAGTGAATGATGGTGTTGCTACTTTTGGAACAGCGACCGATCCTCTTAGTGTCTATCAAGGAACATTTTTAAGTAAGCAATTTGTTGTTGATGGATCACTAGATCAAAGATTTTTACTTGACAACTCTTTCATTGATAGTTCAACTATTGTTGTTTATGTAAAGGGTATATCTGATACTGGTTTGGGTAGAGAATATTCTAAAATTGACAATATTTTAAACGTAAAATCAACTTCTGAAACTTACTTGATTCAAGAAGTTCAAGATGAAAAGTATGAACTCCTCTTTGGTGATGGTATATTTGGTAAGAAACTAGAGGATGGTACTATCATCACTGTAACGTATATTGTTACTGACGGAAAAGAAGGTAATGGACCTTCCACATTCTCATTCTCTGGTAGTTTGAGAGGTTCATCGGATGAGATTGTTGTACCTACAACTACTCCAACTATAACAACCATCTCTGCGGCATCTAACGGCGGCGACATCGAGAGTATCGACTCTGTTAAGTACTTTGCCCCTAGACTGTATTCAGCGCAGTACAGAGCGGTTACAGGAAGGGACTACGAAACTATTATCCAATCAATCTATCCAAACACCGAGAGTGTATCTGTAGTTGGTGGTGAAGAGTTGGATCCACCACAGTTTGGAACAGTATTCATTACAATCAAACCAAAGAATGGTGAGTTTGTATCTGATTTTGACAAGCAGCAGATTCTTTCAAAACTAAAGAATTACTCACTCACAGGAATCAACCAAAAGATACTTGAACTCAAGTTGCTTTATGTTGAGATGGATTCTTTTGTCTACTATAACTCGGCAAAAGTTACCAACGTTGCTGATCTCAAGACTAATATTGTTAATGGATTAGGGGCATACGCTGATTCTAAGGATATTAATAAGTTTGGTGGCAGATTTAAATATAGTAAGGTTCTCAGCGTGATTGATAATATTGATTCTGCTATAACATCAAACATTACTAAGATCAAGATCAGAAGAAACCTGAAAGCATTAACAAATCAGCTGGCACAGTATGAACTATGTTATGGAAACAAGTTTCATGTAAATCCTACTGGTGCTAATATTAAATCTACCGGATTTACTATTTCGGGCGAATCTTCTACTGTATACTTTACAGATACACCCAATATTGTTCAGGGAGATACTGACGTAAGAAATCGTCTTACTGCTGCTGGTGTATTCACAAGTAGACCAACAAGTATTTCAGCAAAAACTGGTGTTCTTTCCATCATTAAAATTGATTCTGGTGGACAAAGATCTGTTGTTGCTAGAGACGTTGGTACTGTAGATTATGAAAAAGGTGAAATCATTATCGGAACAATCAATATAACATCAACAGTTAAACCAAATAATATCATCGAAATTCAGGCATTCCCAGAATCAAATGATGTCATTGGACTTAAAGATTTGTATTTGAATTTTGACATCTCGAATAGTTCAATAAATATGGTTAAAGATACTATTACTTCTGGTGAACAGATATCTGGAGTTGGATTTAAGGTTACCTCAAGCTATACAAACGGAGAACTAACAAGGGGATAATATGATCACAACGGGTTTTGAAACGAGAGTTAAAGTTCAGCAGATTATTGAAAATCAATTACCTGAGTTTATATTATCAGAAAGTCCAAAGACTGTTGATTTCTTAAAGCAATACTATGTTTCTCAAGAATATCAGGGTGCACCTGTAGATATTGCTGAGAATCTAGACCAATATTTAAAAGTTGATAATCTAACGCCAGAGGTTGTTGTTGGGTTTACGTCTCTAGAGTCGTCAATATCTTCTACAGATGAGACTATTCAGGTTTCATCAACGAAAGGATTTCCTCCAGAGTATGGTCTTTTAAAGATTGATGATGAGATTATCACTTACACTGGATTAACAACCAACACATTTACTGGTTGTGTTCGAGGTTTTAGTGGAATCACCACTTATAGATCCGAAAATAATCCCCAAGAACTAACCTTTTCGTCTTCTGTTAGTTCTTCTCATGATTCTGATAGTAGGGTTGAGAACCTAAGTTCCCTATTTTTAAAAGAATTTTATAATAAGTTAAAATACTCTCTTACTCCTGGATTGGAGAATGTTGATTTTGTTTCTAATTTAAACGTTGGAAACTTTATAAAGGAAGCAAGGACGTTTTATGAAGCAAAGGGAACGGAAGAATCTTTTAGAATATTATTTAATGTTCTATTTGGAGTTACTCCAAAAGTAATAGATTTAGAGCAGTTTTTGATCAAACCATCTTCTGCAGAATTTTTAAGAAGAGAAGTTATAGTAATTGAACAAATTTCTGGCGATCCAAATAAGTTAATTGGTCAAACAATAATAAGTTCAAAGGATCCAAATACTAATGCTTCTGTTTCTGAAGTTGAAATTTTTACAAGGAGTCAAAAAGTAGGGTATGCCCAAACATATTATAAGGTTGGTTTATTTGTTGGGTATAATGATAATGATTTAATTAATGGATCTTTTGGTATCACACCAAATACCAAAGTACTATCTACTGTTAACTCTGGAGCGTCTGTAATAACAGTAGATTCAACAGTTGGTTTTGCTCAGACAGGAACACTAATTTCTTCTGGAAATGTAATTACATATTCAGATAAGAGTGTAAATCAATTCTTAGGATGTAACGGAGTCGATACAGATATTCCAACGGCAAGTAATATCAGATCTGATGATACTTACTATGGTTATGAAGATGGTGATCTAACCAAAAAAGTAGAATTTAGAATTACTGGTTCATTATCATCTTTTAATACAAAGAGTGACGTTACATCAACTATTGAGGGAGAAAAAGTATATGTTAAGAATGTTGGTGAAAAAATATTAAATCCAGACGATAATAAAACATTCAAACAAGAATTTTTTAATTCCTGGATATACAATACAAGTTGTAGATTTAATGTGGATTCTATTTCTGGATCGACATTTACGTTAAAAACAGATATTGACAAATCTTCTTTGAGAGTTAATGATTCTGTTGATATCTTGACTTCAAATTCCAATAATGTTGTTGTTTCTGGGGCTACTGTTTCCAGTATCAATGAAGGTCTTGGACAAGTTATTTTGGATAATCTTGGTGGATTTTCACCAACATCTGGAATTGAATACGATCTAAGAAGAAATGTTAAAACAGCTTCTAGTTCTGGACTCTCTATTGATGTTGGCAATAATACTGCTTTCTCTGATGTTCAGAACACATATAATGATGGAAATGAATATTTTTACGTTGCTTCAAATTCTTTACCATCATATGAGGTTACTGAGAATTTAATTTCTAAGCAAATTGATTCTGCTGTGGCAGGATCAACAATTCAGGGATATAATGATACAACACAGAAATACTCAATTATTTCTTTTTCATCTTCTGTTGATTTTCTCACAGGTGATAGTGTTTATTATCAACCAGAATCTGCACCATTATTTGGATTAACTGAAGGGATATATTATATTAAGGTTATAGGATCTGGAAATCAAATTAGACTTTATTCTTCTAGATCTTTTATCCATAGTGATGATTACTTGGAGTTTAACTTACCAACTCAATCATCAGGATACCATAGGTTTATTCTTTCTTCGGAGAGAAATCTATCGATAACACCACAAAAGATATTGAGAAAGTTTCCAGCATCTTCAAATATTAATGATTCTGGAAAAGATAAGACGGAAGTTGGATCTGTTGGTATGTTGATAAACGGTGTTGAAATTATCAACTACAAGTCTGATGATAAAGTTTATTATGGTCCACTAGAAAGAGTGTCTATAGTTAATTCTGGATCAAACTATGATGTAGTAAATCCACCAATTATAGAAATTTCTAGACCATCTGTTGGTACAACAGCACTTGTTCAGCCTGTTGTATCTGGATCCGTCAAGTCAGTTTTAGTTGATCCATCAGAATTTGACATTTCTAACGTTATTTCTGTTTCTATTACTGGTGGAAACGGTAATGGAGTAATATTAGAACCAGTTTTGAGAACGAGATATAGAGATGTATCTTTTAGTGGTGTTGACATTTCTTCCGGTGGTGGAGTAGATTTTTCAGCAGAAACAATTACTTTCTTATCAAACCATAATTTTGTAGATGGGCAAAAAATTGTTTATGATAAAAACGGAAATAGTGAACTTGGTATTGGAAGTTATGGTGGTTCAAATACTGATCAAGGAAGAACTTTAAAGAATGGATCAGTATATTTTACTAAAGTTGTAAACAATAAGACTATTAGGTTATTTGAAAGTGATAAGGATTACTATGCTGGGATAAACACCGTTGGTTTTACAACAATATCCAATCAGGGTATCCATAAATTTAGAGTATTTGATGGAAAGAAAAATATTTCACAAATAAAAGTTATTAACTCTGGTAGTGGATACACCAATAGAGTTTTGAGGGTAAAACCTGTTGGAATATCTACAACAGAAAACCTAGTAATTTTCCAAAATCACAACTTTAAAGATGGTGAACTAGTTAAGTATGAATCAACTGGATCTGTAATATCTGGACTATCAACCTCTAATCAATACTACATTCTTTCCAATGATAGTAATAGTTTTAGACTTGCTAATGCTGGTGTTGCTGGAACAATAAAATCAAATTATATTAGAAAGAATTATGTTGAATTTGAATCTGTAGGATCGGGATACCACACTTTCTCATATCCAGATATCAATATAAATGTTAACGTTTCTTATGGTAGCAGTATAACAGGTATTATTACTGCTACTCCAATCATTAGGGGTGAGATTATTGATGCTTATTTGTATGAATCTGGAACTGGATACGGTTCAACTACCTTAAACCTACATAAAAAACCACTTATCTCAATTAAGACTGGTAAGAATGCACAATTAAAACCTATTATTATATCTGGAAAGATTGAAAAAGTTTCCATTCTATCTCAAGGAATTGAATATAATGCTGCTCCAGACTTAGTTGTAGTTGGTGATGGAACAGGTGCTGTACTTAGAGCGATTGTTTCTAATGGATCTATAACTGATGTTATTGTTATAACCCCTGGTTCTGGATATACTGAAGAAAAAACAACAATTACGGTTAAACCGCCAGGTTCAAATGGAATGCTTGATGTTGATGTAAGATCATTAACGCTGAATAATCGATATAGATTTGGAGATGAAATTCTATATTCCTCTGGTAATGGTCTTCAGTATGGAATTGTTGGGTATTCTACAGCAATAGGAAATAAGTTTACTGTAGATGAGGGTAATCAACATTCTCCCATTGTTGGGTGGGCATATGATGGCAATCCAATTTATGGTCCATATGGATATTCTGACCCAGATGATGAGAATTCACCACTAAAGTTGGTTGAAACTGGATACACTTTAGATATATCCAATATAACCAACAGACCAAGTTTTGATTCTGGATTTTTTGTTGAGGATTACTCCTTTGATTCGACTGGAGATCTCGATGTTCATAATGGAAGATATTGTAAAACTCCAGAGTTTCCACAAGGAACTTATGCTTATTTCTGTGGTATTAAGACAGACTCTCTATCAAATAATTTGGTTGCCGAGTTCCCATATTTTATTGGTGATACTTTTAACTCTAAGTTTTACATAGAAAACAAAAAACTAGATCAAACATTTGATTTTAATAACTCAAATCTAATCAGAAACACATTCCCATATAAAGTTTCTGAAAAATATGCTGATAATGACTTTATTTCAGAATCTTATGAAATTACAAATCAAACAACAAAAATTGATTCTGTTACTACCGGATCTGTAGAATCATTTACTATTGTTTCTTCTGGAGAAGACTATAAAATTGGAGATGTTGCCAATTTTAACAATGATGGAACAAATGGTGGCGGTGTAACTGCTTCGATTTCAAGGTTGACTGGTAAAGAAATCGTTGATCTTTCAACATCGATTGAAACTTATGAAGATGCTGTAATTACTTGGAAGAATCAGAATCAGGTTGAAGTTTATGTAGATCCATATCATTCTCTTCTTGATGGTGATTATGTCACTATTTCTGGTCTTTCTACTTTTGTACAGGGCATATCAAAAACACATAAAATTGGAGTATCGACAGATCATTCATCCCTAAACAAACAAGTTCCAGCGAACGCAACTGCTGGTGTTGTAACTGACATTTATCTTTCTAGAAATTTAAAATTAGTATCTGTAGGATCATCTATTGGAATTGGTACAGAAGTTCTTTCAGTGTTAAATGTCTTTGATACTGAGAAAGTTCTCAGAGTTAAGAGAGGTATTGTTGGATCTGCCCATACAGCATCGACGCAAGTTTCTTTAGAACCAAGCACATTCACTTTACCAACATCTTCACAATATTTTAACTCTAAAGTCAACGATAAGGTTTATTTTAATCCAAGAAGTTCTGTTGGTGTTGGAACAACATCAGGAATTGGTGTTGCCGTAGATTTCCCTCTGGGTGAAGTAACAAATACAATTTCAATACCAACTCAAAGCATATATTTACCAAACCACCCATTCAAAACAAATCAGCAAGTAACTTTATATAAGAAGAGTTCTTCTAGTGCAATCTCTGTTGGAACAACCTCTGGAGATATACCATTCAATCTACCAATAAGTGGCGATTCACAGACCGTTTACGTTATCAATAAATCGAAAGACTTTATTGGTTTAACAACATCTGTTGGTTTAACCACAAATACTGATGGATTATTCTTCTTTAATAACGGAAGTGATGATTATGAGTATTATTTGGAAAGTGCATATACTCAAGTAACTGGAAAAGTAGAAAGGATTAAGACTACAGTATCTGTTTCTACAGATCACCAATTAAGAAATGGTGATAAAGTCGTATTTGATATAACACCAAATTTAACCGTTGGAATTGGAACATCAACGGAAGTAAGAGTTAAATATAATTCTTCAATTGAAAAGATTGTAATTGATCCTGTTGGTTTTGGATCAGAATCTATAATCACTTCCTCAAATAAAATTAATATTGAGAATCATGGATACAAAACTGGTGATAAAATTTTCTATGACTCTTCAGACTTAATTGCTTCTGGATTAGAAACAGGAAGTTACTATGTTTATAGAATTGATGATAATAATTTTAATCTGTGCGAAACTAAGTATGATGTTTCTTTAAATCCACCAACTATAGTAAGTATAGCTGGAACTGGAGGTTTTGGGCAAGAATTTAGTCTTATTAATCCAAGAATTGAGACTTATATTGGCAACAATCTTAAATTTGATTTAAGTGACTCTTCTTTACAAGGATATGAGTTTAAGATTTATACAAATTCAACTTTTGGAAATGAGTTTGTCTCTGTAGGAAACACCACACCATTTACAGTTATTGGTGTTGGAACGGTAGGAGTTTCAACTAATGCCTCATTGACTCTAAACTATGATTCAAATATTCCATCAAAATTATTCTATAATGTAGAAAAATCTGGATTTATTAGTACCTCAGATACTAGTGTATCTGATTATTCAATGATATCAATTATCGAAAGTAAGTACAATAACAAGGAATATCAAGTTATTGGCACTGGATCAACAACTTTTGACGTTGCTCTTACTGGTAAACCAGAAAGATTAAGTTACTCTCCAAATAATTGCAGTAAGATTGAGTATACTACAACATCATTAAACGAGAAAGGTGGAGTTGCCAAATTAAGCATTCTTTCTGGTGGATTCAATTATAAGAAAACTCCTTCGTTTATAGATATCACTTCAATTGAAGGAAAGAATGCTTCCATTATAGCAATCTCACAATCCATTGGTAGGATTAAAAATACTACTATTTTAGATCAGGGATTCGATTATTCATGCGACAGAACTCTCAGACCAGAAGCATATATTTCTCCAAAAATTAATTTAAAAAATTCCAGTGAAATTGCAAATATTTCTGTTATTGATGGTGGAAGAAATTATTCTTCTCTACCAGAATTAGTAGTTGTTAATTCTGTAACTAGAGAAAAGAATGATAGTGGTATTTTATCTCCAGTGTTAGCATCAAATTCAATTGCATCTGTAGATATTACTAGAAGTCCAAAAGGTTTACCGTTTGGAAATGTTGAAATCTTTACTATAAACAATACAAATGGTATTGGAATTAACACTATGGAAACTTCCACATCTGGAATTGTTACTTGCTATATGAATACACCAACTTTTGGTTATACACAATCTCCTTTTACTGTTGGTGACAAGATATTTGTTGAGGGAATTGAAAATGTAGATTCCAATGGGACGGGATTTAACTCTGATGACAATGGATATCAGTTTTTCATTGTATCAAGTTTCCAAAACACTAATCCAGCAGTTTTAGAATTTGATATTTCTGGTATTACAACTAATCCAGGAATAGCAAAAACAAACCAAAGTTCTTATGCCAATATTATAAATCATAATGATTATCCTAAGTTTGAAGTAACAACAGCGTATTCGGATTTCTTAATTGGCGAAAAGTTATCTACAGATAACAGAGATGGATTTATTCTCAGAGACTTATCAGTAACAGAATATGGAAAAGGATATGTAAAGGTTTATGGATCTTATAACTTAAGTGTTGGTGAGATTCTGAAAGGGGAAAATTCTGGGACTCTAGCTACTGTTGAGACCATAACAAATAATGAAGGTATATTTGATGTTCGTTACTCATCAGAAAAAAATTATGAGTGGGCAAATAGTGTTGGAAAACTTGGTGTTGATTATCAAGTTATTCCAGATAATGATTATTACCAAAATTTATCATATACTGTTAAGAGTCCAGTAGCATATGAGGATTTAATCAATCCTGTCAATAGACTACTTCATACATCTGGATTGAAAAACTTTGCCGATACTGAAATTGAGGAATCTGTTAATGTTGGGACATCTCTAACAAGTACTTCAGAATCCATCGTTGTTAGAGATATTTTAGAAGAAAAGAGAGTTGATACTATCAACTTCTATGACAATGTTGTTGATATTGACACTATCACCAATGGAAATGGTCAAATCAAATCTAAGTTTCTCAAGTTAAAGAGTAAATCATTAGCAGATTACATCAGATGTAGTACAAATAGAGTTT